TACTAAAATATCAAATCTTAGCAAGAGTTTTAGTAACCCTGGTGCGTTTGCAGGTACTACAGACAGAGAAACATTAGATAACAATGTTAGTAAGATTATTGCTGACCAACGTGCAATACCACCCAAATATACTAGATAAATAATACACAATGGCACAATTCTATGGATACAGTTCAATTGGCAGAAACAAAAAGTTTCGCTTAGAGAACCTTGAATTAATTAAAAGAGATCTACTTAATAATCTCTTAATAAGACAAGGAACACTGCCGGGCCGACCTAATGTTGGCACTGACTTATGGAATTATTTGTTTGAAAGTATAGACGATGCAACTTTATCACAACTTGATAACGAAATGCGTAAGTCAATACAACGTGATCCAAGAGTTAAAGTTGAAGAAATACTTTTCTTTACACAAGACAATGGATTATTGTGCGAAATTTCAGTTAAGACGGTGATGTCTAGTGCTACTGAAATGTTTAGATTGTTCCTCAATACAGACGACCTCACAGCTACCTACGTATAATATACCCACTTAACTAAAGTGATAAATACTTATAATAAAGGAATTATAGGTATTCTATGGCTAAGACTACAAGACAGACCGCTATATTCGGAGCGGAAGATTGTAAAAAGTTATACCGAACTTACAAAGAAGCAGACTTCCAAAGTTATGACTTTGAGACTTTACGTAAGTCAATGGTTGACTATCTGAGATTATATTATCCAGAAACATTTAACGACTATACAGAGTCAAGTGAATTTGTTGCACTACTAGACCTCATGGCGTTCATGGGACAAGGTCTTGCATTCCGCAACGACTTAAACACCAGGGAAAACTTTTTAGACACAGCAGAGCGTAGAGACTCAGTAACTAAATTAGCCAAGTTAGTGGGTTACACTCCTAAGAGAAACTTAAATGGTAACGGTTTCCTAAAAGTAACAGCAGTGTCAACCACAGAGTCAGTGTTAGACTATAATAACTTTAATTTATCAGGCATAACAATTAACTGGAACGACGTTACTAACCCAGATTGGTTAGAACAGTTTAATGCCATAATGAATGCGTCAATGATTGACAGTCAGCGATTTGGTCGTCCAGGTAATACAACTAAAGTACTTGGAGTACAAACAGACGAATATCAAATTAACTTACCAACAAACGTGATGCCTATAGCAGGCTTTTCAAGTGATGTTGACGGTGTGTCGATGGACTTTGAAATTGTTTCAGGCACAGCAGTAGATAAGACTTATGTGTACGAACAAAGTCCACAACCTGATGGTGCATTTAATGTACTATATAAAAATGATAAACTAGGTTACGGTTCAGAAAATACTGGTTACTTCTTTATGTTCAAACAAGGAACATTGAGCAATCAGGACTTTACACTTGTTGATCGTATTTCAAATAGAGTTGTTGACTTAAACGTTGAAGGAGTTAACCAAGATGACGTATGGTTATTTAATGTAGCTCAAACAGGCAACGTGCTAACTGAATGGAGAGAAGTTGACAACATTTTTGCAGTTGATTCAAAAGCGTCCATTGGCGAGCGTGAAGTTTATCAAGTCAATACAAAAACAAACGATCAAATACAACTACAATTTGGTGATGGTACATTTAGTAAAATACCGTTAGGTGAATATAGAAGTTATATTAGATCATCAAATGGTCTAGAATATGTTATTAATCCAGAAGAGATACAAAACATACAAGTACCACTTAGCTATGTGAGTCGTAATGGTAGAACAGAAACACTTACGCTAACAGTGTCATTGCAGACAGCAGTTTCAAATTCAAAAGCTAGAGAAAATATTAGTGAAATAAAAGAAAGAGCACCTGCGGCATTTTATACACAGAACAGAATGGTCAACGGTGAAGACTATAACAACTTTCCGTTTACTAGATTTACAAGTATCTTAAAGTCAAAAGCATTGGCTAGAACTGGCGTTGGAATTAACAGACAGTTAGACTTATTAGATCCAACAGGCAAATATTCGTCAACAACAGCATTTGCTAGTGATGGCTCGTTTTATAGATCATTTACAGATCCTACTAAAACATTTAGTTTTGTAGATACAAATGATATTGCTGATGTAATTCAAAATACAGTAGAGCCAATTCTCAAGTCTAGAGAATTAACACACTTTTACTATGACAAGTACCAACGTGTTAGTCTGTCAGGTATTACTTGGAATCAATCAACAGCTATTGTTAATCAAACAACTGGATACTTTACAGATGATGTAAGTGGCGGAACAGTATCAGTAGCACTTACATCAAGCAAAACAAAATACATCCAGGAAGGTGCGTTAATTAAATTTGAACCACCAGCGAATCAATACTTTGATGCTAACAATAGATTACAGTCAGGTGTACCAACTAAAGCCAATGAAAAATTAGCACTATGGGCAACTGTAACTAACTTAGTGTTAGATGGTACTAACTTTGGGCAGGGTAATTTAGCTAATGGCACAGGTCCAATTACATTTAACGAATATCTACCTACTGGATGTGTTCCTACAGAAGTTATTCCTAAATTTGTAACTGACTTGACAGTGCCATTTGAAAATAAATTAATTGATCAAATTGAAGTTTACCGAGACTTTGGTATTGGGTTTGATGAAGAAACTAGTGAATGGTATATTATTGCAACAGACAATCTAAGCGAAAGTGCTGATTATGATCGAAGTTTTGCTAAAAATACAGATGGTTTGAATAGAGATGCAAGTTGGTTAATACAGTTTACAACAGATGGTGAAATATACACTATTAAATTCCGTAATCTAGTTTATTACTTTGCTTCAGTGCAAGAGAATAGATTTATATTTGATTCAAGTGCAAAAGTATATGATCCTAAGACAGGTAAAACAGTTACTGACAACGTTAGTGTTTTAAAAGCAAACACTAAACCAGATGCTAACGAAAACTTAACAACTGATGTTAGCCTAGATATTGTTGGACAAGAAGTTGAAACAGATGGATTTGTTGATAACTTTAAAGTACTAGTAAGTTTCTCTGACAAAGACCAGGATGGCATAGCAGATAATCCAGACATCTTTAAGGATCTTGTTAATCCAACTACAAGTCCAAACACAAAATACGTTTTCTTTCAACGCCAAACAGACTTTGACAACTTAGAAAGATGGGTTCCGTTAGCAAGTAATGTTATTAATATGATGTATGCTGATCTAGACGCTGTTCAACTTAAGAAAAAAGAATATTTGCAAGGTCAAATATTTTATGCTTATACAGATAAAAAATTCTATAAGTTATCAATTACAGGCAGTGAGTTTACAATAGCTGAAACAACAGACTATCGTGTGTCAGTAGGCAGACAAGACTTATACTTCCAGTATAAACATAACTCACCAAATACACGCAGAATTGATCCTGCATTAACAAACATTATTGATTTGTATCTTGTGACTAACACATATTATACAAACTACACAAACTGGATTAAAGATTCAACAGGCAAAGTCACTAAAGCATTAGAGCCAACAATTGATGAACTAACATTGGCATACAACAGCTTAGAAGATTACAAGATGGCTAGTGATGGATTAATTCTTAATTCTGTAACATTCAAACCGTTGTTTGGAGATAAAGCAAGTTTAGAGTTACAGGGAAAAATTAAAGTTATTAAGCAGAGTGGGATTGTAGTGTCAACAGGTGAAATTAAATCACGTGTTGTTCAATCACTAAATGAATACTTTACTATTGATAAATGGGACTTTGGTGACACGTTCTATTTCTCAGAACTGTCAGCGTACTTACATGAAGAACTAGGAGATATTGTTTCTAGTGTAGTGATTGTACCAACAGACCCAACAAAAACATTTGGTGACTTATACGAGATTCGTTGTGCACCAAACGAAATATTTGTTAACGCGGCATTGGTCAGTGACATTGAAGTCATTGACGCACTAACAGCCGGTGCACTTAAAAAGAACTAGGATAAACAATGGCAAGATTTACTAGAACATTAGATCTACTACCTGAGATATTTCAAACTGACGTTAACAAAAAGTTTCTGAATGCCTCACTTGATCAAATTGTACAGCGTCCGCAACTGAAACGTGTTGAAGGCTTTATTGGTCGTAAAACCGGACTAGGTGTTAAAGGACTTGATAGTTATGTATTAGAACAAGATCAAGAACGTGCGGCCTATCAGTTAGAACCTGCAATTACATATAAGAAAAAAGATTCACAAGAGACTAAAGACTTTTTAACATACCCGGGTATAGTAGATGCATTACAAGTATCTGGTGCAAATGTTCAAAGACCAGATAGGTTATTTGACTCTGAATACTATTCATGGGATCCTTTTGTAGATTTTGACAAGTTAGTTAACTTTAGCCAGTACTACTGGTTACCTGGTGGTCCAGATTCAGTTGACATAGGTGCAACTGAAATTTCAACCAGTGACGAGTATGATGTTACAAGAAATGAATTTAATTATAGCCTAGACGGTGTTGAAGGAAATAATCCAACTATCACAGTTGTTAGAGGCGGTAACTATAAATTTAATGTTCAACAAACAGGATTTCCTTTCTGGATACAAAGTAACCCAGGAGCAAATGGACTAGTTCCTGGTCAACCTAATCAATCAAGTAGAGAAATATTAGGCGTTACTAACAACG